TCGGTGATTGTCAGCTGCGGGAGTTTCATGTGGGTTAGGAAAAGGGGCACCAAACAGGTGCTGTTGCCCAAGGATTTTGTGAAAACAGTTGCTCTCAAGATGGTGGGCGTCCCACGCGACAAAGCTGGCCTTCGTCTGTGTATTAACACAGCCAAGAAACTTGCCAGTTCCGCTAAAATGTCCATCCCTGTTGAGATGCAGATCACCTGCTCAGTTTACGGTGCCGCTATGGCTTTTGTGTACACTTTGAATGACGAGATCATTGCCTTTAATAGGTTGTGTACGCCTAAGATGCGCCGTATGTACGAAGCGTTGTCGCAGAGTTTGTCCCTGGATTGGACGAACCTGATTTGTTGCGGCAGCACTGACGCCATCTATGAGACGGCTGAAGCGTACAACCTGGACAGACGTTCTGTGCCAGCGCCTTCATTCGATGCTAAGAAGGCCTGGCCTGCTGGATTACCCGGTTACGAGTCGACTATGCCCCTCAAGGAGCTTAAGTCCTCGGCCAGGATCACCAACACTGAGAGGGAAACGGTCATGGAGGACCGTCCTCAATTTCATCCGATAGCTATCACGTTTAGCTCATACATCCCGGTCGTGCCGTATGCTTCCAAAAACAACGAAGTTGTAGCTGCGGTGAACCGCGCGCTCGTAGCCACGCCCCCCGCATCGGAGGGAGCCTGGAAGGAAATCTACGACATGACGCGCGTTGAAGTTGCTGAGTGGCCTGTCATTGAGGGTGACGACCTGCAACTCGACTTTGAGCTTTGGAACGAGAGATTCCCCCCCGCTAAGAGAGCGCGCCATGAGAAGGCATGGACGTCACTGGTAGAGAAAGATCTTTGCCAGGAAGATTTCCAACGCTCCCTTTTCGTCAAACGTGAGTTGACCATGAAAGGAGGGTCCGAACCTGAGGATTTTGATCCTAGGGCCATCCAGGCAGGAACTGACCGTTTGAGTGTCAGCACTGGACCTTTCATGCACAAATTCTCCAAAATCCTTTCCTCTCAGTGGAATGCCGATCACGACGTGTGTTACACGTCTGGTATGACTGCTGAGGAGATTGGTGAGTGGCGAGCCCAATTTGGTGACCGGGATGTCACCATTGTTGAGTGTGATGCCAGCAGGTATGATTCCTGCCAAGGAGAAGGGTGCTACGAAAATGGCCAAGTCGCTTACGAGCGATGTGGCATTATGTCGTATGGATCAACGTCTTATGCAATGACCTCTATGCAGAAAGCATTCGGTTACACGAGCAAAGGGTGTAAATATGGC